CGTTACCAAGAGAAACGCCAATGGACAGACTCGCTCAGGATTATATTCTTTGTTCATACCTATGGAATGGAACTACGAAGGATACATCGACTCTTATGGTATACCTGTATTCGATACCCCGAAACAGCCGGTTGAAGATCCCCATGGTACAAAAATAAGTTTAGGTGTTATAGAATACTGGCAGAATGAAGTAGATGGCCTTAAGGGTGATCAAGATGGACTTAATGAATTTTATAGACAATTTCCACGTACAGAGGAGCATGCTTTTAGAGATGAAGCTAAATCTTCTTTATTTAATCTAACTAAAATTTATGAGCAAATAGATTGGAATGCAGATTTAAAAAACAGTGGGATAATAACCAGGGGAAATTTTCAATGGTTTAATGGTGTTAAGGATACTTCAGTAGTTTTTAGCCCAAGCAACAATGGAAGATTTTATGTTTCATGGGTTCCACCAACGCATTTACAAAATAATGTTATTGCAAAAAATGGTAAAAAACATCCAGGCAACGAGCATATGGGTGCTTTTGGATGTGACAGTTATGACATATCAGGAACAGTGGATGGTAGAGGGTCGAATGGTTCTTTACATGGTTTAACTAAATTTTCAATGGATGACTGTCCAACTAATCATTTCTTTTTAGAATATATTGCTAGACCTTCTACTGCTGAAATCTTTTTTGAAGATGTTCTTATGGCTTGTATTTTTTATGGTATGCCAATACTTGCGGAAAACAACAAACCAAGGCTTTTGTATTATTTTAAAAGAAGAGGTTATAGAGGTTATTCAATGAATAGACCTGATAAAATTTACACAAAACTATCAGTGACTGAAAGAGAGATAGGTGGAATACCAAACTCTAGTGAAGATATAAAACAGTCTCACGCTGCAGCAATAGAATCTTATATTCAAGACTATATAGGTTTAAGACCTGATACTAATTATGGAGATTTTTATTTCCAAAGAACTTTAGAGGATTGGGCCAAGTTTAACATAAACAACAGGACTTCGCACGATGCATCGATTAGTTCTGGGTTAGCAATAATGGCTTGTAATAAAAACAAATATAGACCGAACCCTATAGTTGAAAGAAAGGTTTATGATTTAGGAATTAAAAAATATAACAACAAGGGAGCAATGTCAAAAATAATCGAATAAATGAAAATGTACACAAATTCTAATAGCGCCTTTCCTAGTCAGGTAGTACCGGCAGCGGAAAAATCTTCGTTGGAATATGGTTCTCAAGTGGCTTCTGCTATTGAAACAGAATGGTTCAACCAAGGTAGAACAAATGGTAATAGATATTTGACAAGTTTTAATAACTTTCATTATTTAAGACTTTATGCTAGGGGTGAACAACCTGTTCAAAAATATAAAGATGAGTTATCTATTAATGGTGATTTGTCTTATTTAAATTTAGACTGGAAACCAGTTCCTGTTATATCTAAATTTGTAGATATAGTAGTTAATGGTATTTCCCAAAAAGAGTTTGATATAAAAGCTTTTTCTCAAGATCCAGAATCAGTTAAAAAAAGAACTGAATATGCCACAGGAGTAGCTCAAGACATGTTTGCATTTGAGCAAATTAAAAAAGCTAAAGAAACCTTGGGGTTAGACTTGCAAAGATCAAATATTTCCCCATTAGATTTACCTCAAACAGAAGAAGAATTAGAGTTGCACATGCAACTAAGTTATAAACAGTCTATAGAGATAGCGGAAGAAGAGGCTATATCTACTACATTGGCTAAAAATAAATGGGAATTAACTAAACGTAGATTAAACTATGATTTAGTTACTTGTGGAATAGCCGCTACTAAAACAACTTTTAATAAGTCTAATGGTATAGAAATAGATTACGTAGATCCTGCTTATATGATTTACTCATATACAGAAGATCCTAATTTTGAAGACATTTATTATGTAGGAGAAGTTAAATCAATTACTATACCAGAATTAAAAAAGCAATTTCCACGTATAAGTAATGAAGAATTACAGCGCATACAAGAAATGCCGGGAAATAGACAATACATTACTGGCTGGGGAAATTATGATTCTAACACGGTTCAAATATTATATTTTGAATATAAAACATATCATGATCAAGTTTTTAAATTAAAACAAACTGATAATGGTTTAGAAAAAATAATACAAAAAACTGATGATTTTAATCCTCCTCCTTCTGACACTTATGATAAAGTTTCAAGAAGCATAGAGGTTTTGTATACTGGTGTAAAAGTTTTAGGAACTAATACCATGTTACAGTGGGAGCTAGCTGAAAACATGACAAGACCTATGGCTGACACTACTAAAGTAGAAATGAACTATGCCATATGTGCACCTAGAATGTATAAAGGTAAAATAGAATCTTTAGTAAGTAAAATAACTGGTTTTGCAGATATGATTCAATTGACGCATTTAAAAATGCAACAAGTATTAGCAAGAATAGTTCCAGACGGAGTTTTTTTAGATATGGATGGGTTAGCTGAGGTTGATCTTGGCAATGGAACTAATTATAATCCTGCAGAAGCTTTAAACATGTATTTTCAAACGGGTTCTATAGTTGGTAGATCTTTAACTCAAGACGGAGAACTTAATAGAGGTAAAGTTCCTATACAAGAATTATCGTCGGGGTCAGGTGGCGCAAAACTACAAAGCTTAATACAAACTTATCAGTATTATTTACAAATGATAAGAGATGTAACTGGGCTTAACGAAGCTAGAGATGGTAGTTTACCAGATAAAGATGCTTTAGTTGGTTTGGCTAAAATGGCCGCAAATCAATCTAACATAGCTACTAAACATATCAATCAAGCAAGTTTATATTTATCATTAAGAATATGTGAAAATATATCTTTAAAACTAACAGATGTATTAAGCTTTCCATTAACTAGAAATTCATTAATAGAAAGTATTTCTCTTTATAACGCTCAAACATTACAAGAAATAAGTAATTTAAATTTACATGATTTTGGAATATTTTTAGAACTTGAACCTGATGAAGAAGAAAGAGCTGCTTTAGAACAAAACATACAAGTTGCACTTCAACAGCAGGGTATTGATTTAGAAGACGCTATAGATATAAGACAAATAAAAAATCTTAAGTTAGCAAACCAATTGTTAAAACTTAAAAGAAAAAAGAAGCAAGAGCAAGACCAGGCTAATCAACAACAAATGATTCAAGCTCAGGCACAAGCACAGGCTCAAACTGCTGAAAAAACAGCACTAGCTGAAATACAAAAGCAACAAGCTTTAACTGAACAAAAAGTAAATATTGAACAAGCTAAGTCTCAGTTTGAAATACAAAGAATGCAAACTGAAATGCAAATTAAAGCTCAGTTGTTAGCTCAAGAGTTTGAGTACAATAAACAATTGGCTCAAATAAAAATAGGTACAGAAAGTTCTAAAGAAACACAAATAGAAGATCGTAAAGATAAGCGAGTTAAATTACAAGGAACTCAACAAAGTCAGTTGATTAATCAGCGACAAAATGATTCCGGCCCAGTAGATTTTGAAAATACAGGTGGGAATATATCAGAATTTGGACTAGAAGGTCTAGGTTTACAATAATTATATAATATTTTATCATGTCAGAAGAAACAAAAACAAATGAACCTGTTAAACAGGAAGGTGACTTTAAATTAAAGTCAAAAAAAAGAGTACCTAAGAATCTAGGAAGTCTTAGTGGAAACGATCCAATAAAAGTGGATTTAACTAAACCAGAAGCTACGGGAGAAATTGTTCCTGAAGTTATTAAAGTAACTATACCTAAAGAACAAGACAATGCCATTCAAATCGGAGAAACAGGAAAAATTCCTGAAGAAAAACAAACCGGAGATTTGGTTGAAGTGGACAAACAAGTATCAGAGCCCGTCGCGGCTGTTGAAGAAGTTTCCCCAATCCAAGAAGTAACCGAGGAAGAAAAAACAGAGGTTAAAGAAATTAAACAAGAAATAGCAGAAGCTAAAAGAGATGAAAAAGTTCTTGGAAAACCTTTACCTGAAAACATTGAAAAACTAGTTTCATTTATGGAAGAAACTGGTGGAAACGTAGAAGATTACGTAGCACTCAATAAAGATTACTCTAAACTCAACGGTGGGCAACTACTAAAAGAGTACTATATAAAAACAAAACCGCATTTAGATTTAGAAGAAATTGCTTTCCTTATGGAAGACAATTTTGACTTTGACGAAGATGTAGACGAAGCAAGGGACATTCGTAAAAAGAAACTTGCTTACAAAGAAGAAGTTGCAAAAGCTAAACAGCACTTAGAAAGTTCAAAAAGTAAATATTACGACGAGATCAAGTTGAGACCGGGCGTTACTCAAGAACAGCAAGAAGCTATGAGCTTTTACGACAACTACAAGGCACAACAAGAAAGCGCACAACAATTACATGGAGATTTTAGAGACAACACTAAAAAGCTTTTTTCTCAAGAATTCAAAGGTTTTGATTTCAATGTAGGAGAAAAGAAATTTAGATATGGTATAAAAGATCCAGTTAAAGTTGGTGAAACACAAGCAGATGTACAAAACTTTGTCAATAAATATTCTAATGACAAAGGTGAGATTGTAGATCCAGCGGGTTATCACAAAGCAATGTATGCTGCCATGAATGCTGACAAAATTGCTCATCACTTTTATGAACAAGGAAAAGCAGATGGCGTTAAAAACGTTATCGAAAGTTCTAAGAATCCTTCGACAGACAAACCTAGGCAAGTTGCCGATGGAAATGTTTTCATAAACGGATTAAAAGTAAAATCGATTAGTGGATTAGATTCATCAAAATTACGAATAAAAACTAAAAAATTTAACTAATTAATTAAAAATTAAAAATTATGGCTTTAAGTCCACAGTTTGGGAGTATTATACCCTCTCAATCACAACAATTACTTCAAAACAATTTTTTGACGTTTGACGGTACCACAGGAGGTGCTGATAATAACTTTGCTCAACAATACCTACCGGAATTGTATGAACAAGAAGTAGAAAGATATGGTAACAGAACGTTATCAGGCTTTTTACGTATGGTAGGCGCTGAAATGCCTATGACATCTGATCAAGTTATCTGGTCAGAACAAAATAGATTACACATTGCATACAACGGTTGTTCTGTTGCTGGTGCGGGTGGTGTTGCCGGTGTAATAACAATTCCAATAACTGGTGCTGGTGTTCAGCCTCAGGTATTGAATTCAATATCTCCAGGTTCAACAATAGTTGTAATGGATAATTTTGGAAACGAAGCAAAATGTTTTGTTAGTTCTTCAGACACAACTCTAGGTGCTTTAATTGTAGAGCCTTATGGTTTTGCTAATTTAGCTGCTGCTGGTATTGCTAACGTTGCTTTAAATGCACCGGGAGTAAAAATATTTGTTTATGGATCAAACTTCCAAAAAGGAACTTCAACTGGTAACGCAGGGGCTGGTGTTAACGCTTATAATGCGGTAAACAACCCTATGGTTACGGTTACTCCTGCTTTCACACAATTTTCTAATCAACCAATCATAATTAGAAGTACTTATACTATCAATGGTTCTGACACTGCTCAGATCGGTTGGGTAGAAGTTGCTACTGAAGATGGTACTGGAGGTTATTTATGGTACCTAAAAGCTGAGTCTGAAACAAGACTTAGATTTGAAGACTATTTAGAAATGTCTATGGTAGAAGGTGAACTTTCCGCAGGAAATGCTGCCAACGTACTTCTAGGTGGAGGTACACAAGGACTTTTTGCTGCTATTCAAGCAAGAGGTAATGTACAAGTTGGTTTCAGTGCTGCTGCTGGTTTAGATTCATTTGATGCAATTCTTAAAAATTTAGATACTCAAGGAGCTATCGAAGAAAACATGCTTTTCTTAAATAGATCTTCTAATCTTGATTTTGATGATATGCTAGGATCAATCTCTGGTGGATTTGCTGGAGGAACTGCTTTCGGTTTATTTGAAAACTCTGAAGAAATGGCTTTAAATCTTGGTTTCTCAGGATTTAGAAGAGGTTCTTATGACTTTTACAAAACAGACTGGAAATATTTA